ATTTTTAATCCTAAAACAAAAGAAGATTTAATTGCCTTGCAATCTTGTAAAAAAATCATCCTAACAACAGACCAAGACTTAATCAAAGATGGTGTACAACCTATTGATGATACATTCTTAGAATGGTTTGTTAAGAATCCAAGTTGTGAGAGGGTTGAGGTGGTAAAATATGATGGTTATTTACATTTTAAATACATGATCATCATTCCAAGTGAAGAATATAAAATAACATTAGAAGAAGAAAAAGAATTTAGAAAAAAATTCCCAAAAGAATTTGCCCTCATAGATATGATTAAACTTGATGAAGCCCAAGAAGAACCTAAACAAGAAATCAAATTAGAAGATATTTTTAATGATGAAAAGAAACAAGGTGTAAAAGATTTGATTGATGCACATAAACAAGAAACACTTACTTATACTGAAGCAGCAAAGAAAGAAGAAAGAATATTTAATTCTACAATGATGTCTAACCAAGAAACACTTGAAGAAGCTGCTGAAAACTATGCTAATAAAAAAGGACATATTCCTACAACAGAATTAGAAGATGCTATTTTTAAGCAAGGATTTTTAGATGGTGCTAAATGGCAACAAAAAAGAATGTATAGTGAGGAAGATATGAGAGGTATGTATGATAAATCTTGTGGGCTAATTGGATTAAGTTTATTAAATGACCAAACTGAAAATGATAGTAGATTTAAAAAATTATTAGAACAATTTAAAAAGAAATAAGAATTATGACAGCATTAGAACAACTAATTGAGAGACTAAAGGATTTAGAAACTCATGAAATAAGCATGAATGGAAAAATAGCTTATATAGTGGCTATTGCTGCTGCAGAAAGTCTTTTGGATGAAGAACAAAGAATATTTAATGAAATTAGAAAAGAAAGGAAATTATGAGTTTTGAGCATTTAAATGAAGAAGTGAATAAAGGCTTATCTGGAAGAAATAAAGGAATTCCTATGGGCTTTGATAGACTTAATCGTTATATAGGGATTAGGAAGAGTATGTATTTTCTTGTGGGTGGTCTCACTGGATCTGGTAAAACTTCATTCATTGATGATGCGTTTGTTCTTAATCCCTATGATTGGTTTATTTCAAATCAAAATACTAATGGTGTAAAGCTAAAGATTATATATAGGTCTATGGAAAGAAGTAGAACTTATAAAATGGCTAAGTGGGTTAGTAGAAAGATATTTATAGACTATGGTATAATTATATCTATAAACAAACTATTGGGCTGGACAGATAAAATGACTAAAGATGAGCATGATTTGTTTCTATTACAAAGAGAATACGTAGAACAAATGAGTGATGTAATTACAATCATTGATGGTCCAGAGAATCCAGTGGGTATAGCAAAAGATTTAAAAACTTATGCTTTAGAACATGGTAAGATTGAACAGCTAGATGAGTATAATAAAATATACATACCAGAAGATCCTAATGTAGTAACAATTGTTGTTATAGATCATATAGGACTGCTTAAAACTACAAAGGACTTATCCACTAAGAAACAAGTGATTGATAAGATGTCTGATGAGCTAAGATATGCTAGAGATTTTTATGGATACACTCCTGTTGTAGTGAGTCAGTTTAACAGAGATATTAGTAATCCCATCAGGATTAAGAATGGTGATGTTGAGCCTCAACTAGATGATTTTAAAGATTCATCCACTACACAAGAAGATGCTGATGTTGTTCTTGCTCTATTTGATCCTATGAGATATAAAGTGGATGATCCTTCTGGATATAAACTTGAGAAACTAAAGGATGAATATGGAGCTAAGTATTTTAGATCATTAAGAATAATCAAGAATAGTTATGGTGAGGATGATATTAGAATAGGTCTTGGTTTCTTAGGTCAAGTGGGTATGTTTAAAGAATTGAATAGAATGAAAGATATGACTGAATCAGATTATGAATCAGTAGTTAACAAAAGTTGGTTTTTATCATAAATTAAAATAAAATGAATCACGCAGAAACAATAGAAAATGATAAGGGAGATATTAAATTAGTTAGAATAATTTATGATCATCGTAAATCAGAAGCATGGATAGAATTTAATAGTTTAAAAGATCAAGACTATCCAAACCAAGATGTAGTTTGGGATAATGATGAGTTTATATTTGGTAAATTCTATAAATTCTTGATTAGATACAAGTGTAATAAATTAAAAAAGAATGACAAGAAGAAATATGACGATGTTTGGTCAATACTAAATCAAGATGTTGTTTCTGAATTAATAGATATGTTAGAATTTGCATTAGAAAAAAAGTGGTATGAGTTTGAGAAATAAAAGGCAAGAAGAATTTGCAAACATCTGGCTAGAATCAGATAGGTTTGGTATATTGAATCTCTGTCCAAGGTTTGGTAAGATATATACAACAATCAACATCCTTGAGAAGCTAGATAAGAATATCAATATTCTGATAGCCTATCCAGATGTAAAGATAAAAGAATCCTGGGAAGCAGACTTTAATACTAGAAAGTATAAGAATGACAACATTGTTTATACAACACATCTATCTATAAAGAAACACACTAGGTCTTTTTTTGATTTAGTTATATTAGATGAGATACATTTACTTTCTGAAGCACAAATAGAAGCTGTTAGAGAGCTCACCTGTACGAAGGTGTTAGGTCTCACTGGTACTTTATCTAGCTGGACAGAAACAACACTGCTAGAGGAGCTAGAATTGCCTGTAATAGCAACCTATCCAATAGAACAAGCTATTGCTGAGGGAGTGATTGTAGATTATGAAATATCAGTGATTAAAGTGCCTTTAGACAATTTTACAAAAATACAATACAAAACAAAACTTAAGACTGAGAAGCAACAATTTGATAGCTATGGATACATTATCAATAAAATGCAATCTGGTGGACAAGATACAATGTTTCTTCGTCTATCTAGAATGCGAATCATCCAAAATAGTTTAGCCAAATTAAAAGCTACTAAAAAGATTTTGTCAGAGAATTCAACTGATAGGATATTAGTCTTTTGTGGATTGACCAAAATAGCAGATGCTTTAGGAATTCCTTCCTATCATAGTAAGTCTAGTGAAAAAGATATATTTCAAGACTTCGCTGAGGGTAAAGGTAATCATTTAGCTGTTGTAAAGATTGGTAACACTGGAGTGACATACACTCCTTTAAATAAAGTGATCATTAACTATTTCGATAGTAATGCAGAAAATCTTGCTCAAAGAATAAATAGATGTATGGCAATGGAATATAACACTCCTGATAAAAAAGCACATATATACATCATTAGTTCTAATGAGGAAGTTGAGCTAAAGTGGCTCAATAAAGCACTTGAGTTCTTTGACAAAAGTAAAATTAAATACATATAGAATGCGAATAAATTCGTATATTTACGTATAGATAATTAAATAATAAACTAAAAATCAAACAATGAGTTCAAAACTAATTGGGATCGTAGGATCCACAGGTACAGGAAAGAGTACAGCAATCAAACATTTAAATCCAGAAGAAACTTACATCATTAATGTAGCAAAAAAGGAACTTCCATTTAAAGGATCTGATAAGCTTTACAACAAAGACAAGAAGAATTACAAAGAAGTGGATGATGCGAATGAAATATCTCGTCTATTGATGACTATTTCAGACAAAGCTCTACACATTAAAAACATTATTATTGAAGACAGTAATTACATCATGGGTTTTACAATGGTGGACAAAGCTACTGAAGTGGGTTATACCAAGTTTAGTATTATGGCTAAGGACATGGTTGAATTGTTTAAAACAGGTAGAAAACTAAGAGATGATATTGTTGTATTTTATTTAACACATCCAGAAACCATTGAAGATGGTGGAGAAATCATTGGATACAAAATTAAAACTGCTGGTAAGTTGATTGATAACCAAGTGTTATTAGAAGGACTTCTTACAGTTTGTTTGTATACACATGTAGAAGAAAAGAAGGATGGTACAGTTGAGTACAACTTTATAACTAATAGGTTTAGAAAGTTTCCAGCAAAAAGTCCAGATGGAATGTTTAATGAATTAAAAATACCAAACAACTTGCAATTAGTTGTGGATAAAGTGAATGAATATTATAAATAATAAATAAGTAGGTTTAATATTTGAATTTATCAAATATTTTATCTACTTTTATATTATGAAAACAACTTTTATATATTCTTTGTGTGATCCTAATACAAAAGAAATCAGATATATTGGAAAAGCTAATAATATTCAATATAGATTGTGGTCCCATATCCATGAAGCTAAAAATGATTTAAGAAACATGCATAAATGTAATTGGATAAAATCCCTTCTTAAAGAAGGTAAAAAACCAATTATTGAAATAATTGAAGAAGTTTCAGTAGATTATTGGAAAGATTCTGAAATATATTGGATATCACAACTTAAAGCATGGGGATTTAATCTTATAAATAAGACCTCAGGGGGAGAGTGTGGTATTATATCAGAAAATTGTAGAATAGCCCTAGCTAATACTAAAAAGAGAAGAGGACATAAAAAAGGAGAATTTAAACACTCAGAAGAAACTAAGGCTAAAATTAAAGCTAAAAGAGCTCTACAAATTATAACTGATGAACATAAAAAAAATATCTCAAAAGCAGGTGTAGGAAAAGTAATACCAGAAAATGTTCGCCTAAAAATGTCTAAATCTAGTATAGGAAAGAAAAAATCAAAAGAACATAGAGAAAATATGTCTAAATCTAAAAATAAAAAAATAATAGAGGAGTATGAAACAGGAAACATAAAAGAATGGATTAACGCAGAAGAAATATCAAAATACTATAACGTATCTATTACTTCTGTAAGAAAAAAAGTAACAAAAATAAATTATAAATCAGAAAAATTAAAAAACAAATTTTATTATGTCTAATATTGGTGGTAAGAAAAAAGAGAGTGTTAATTTAGAAAAGTACTCAAAAAAAGTAGGCTTATTTGAGGCTAAAGTGATAG